GATAAGACCTTTAAGGAGTAGATAATGGATAAAAAAGAAGAACTAAAAAGACAAAATTATTTTGATTATAAACGCGATGAGTTTATGGCAATGGATGAATACCTACAAAGTTCTATATCAGAAATAGATTTACAAAAAATGAATGAAGGCGGTATGATGACTATGGAAAATATGACCATGCCAATTGGTTATCAAGAAGGAGGACCTGTGCCAAGAAGCAGGCAGCAATCTGTAATGGAAGAAGAAGCAATGCAACAAGCAATGCAAAATAAACAACGAAGAGCTCAATTAGAACAAGCAATGATGGATGCTGAAGAAAATAGACTTTCTAAAATTGATCCCAATGATCCAGAGTCAGAATCTATGAGCACCTATGGACAAATTAACGATGCAGATAGATTAAAAGTTGCTATGATGATAGCTCGTGAACAAGGTAATATATCTGAAGAAAATATATTTAAAATATTAAATGAATTAATGAGTGTGTCTGGAATGGCAGGCGGTGGAATTGCAGGATTATAATGGCTATAGAAAAAAATAATCCAGAACTTATTGATCTAGAAATAGAACAAGGCTCGGAACAAGAAATAACATCTCCTATGATGGACGGTGATGCGATGATGATGGAAGACGGATCAGCAATCGTGAACCCTGCAGAAGATGTGTCAGAAGAAGGTGCTTTTAATGCAAACCTCGCAGAACTTATTCCAAGTGATGAATTATCAGCTTTAGCTAATGAATTAGTTAGTGACTACGAATATGATAAAGATGCTAGAGGCGATTGGCTTAAAACATATACCGAAGGACTAGACCTATTAGGATTTAAATACGAAGTAAGATCAAAACCTTTTGCTGGTGCAACAGGAGTAACACACCCATTACTAGCAGAAACAGTTACACAATTTCAAGCGCAAGCTTATAAAGAGTTACTACCTCCCGAAGGACCTATTCGTACACAAATAGTAGGTGATATAACACCAGAGGTTGAAGAGCAATCACAACGTGTTAAAGAATTTATGAACTATCAAATTAGTTATGAAATGGAAGAATATGATCAAGAACTTGATCAAATGTTATTTCATTTACCACTAGCAGGTAGTGCCTTTAAAAAAGTTTATTATGACGCTGTAAAAGGTAGAGCGGTTTCTAAATTTGTTCCAGCAGAAGATGTGGTTATGCCATATGTTTCAACGGACATGGAATCTTGTGAACGTGTTACACATGTTGTTAAGACAATGGGTAACGAGTTACGTAAAAAACAAGTAAGCGGAATGTACCGTGATATTGAAGTATCAATGTCACAAGCAGATAAAAATGAAGCTGGAGAAAAGTACGATGAATTAGATGGTATTACTGCTACACAAAATGCAGAGGACATAGTACTTCTAGAGTTTCATTGCGATTTGGACATACCGGGATTCGAAGATAAGAACTCGCAAACAGGAGAACCTACTGGTATAAAACTACCTTATGTTGTTACTGTTGACGAAGGTTCCGGAGAAGTTTTATCTATATATAGGAATTACAATGAAACAGATCCCCTTCGTAAAAAGATACAATACTTTGTTCACTATAAGTTTTTACCCGGCCTTGGCTTTTATGGTTTTGGTCTTATCCACATGCTCGGAGGTCTCTCAAGAACTGCGACATCAGCCTTACGTCAACTCATTGATGCTGGTACGTTGTCCAATCTCCCTGCAGGCTTTAAAGCAAGAGGGCTGCGCGTTAGAGACGATGATCAACCGCTCCAACCCGGAGAATTCCGGGATGTAGATGCACCGGGAGGCGCGATCCGCGAATCCTTGATGTTGATACCTTATAAAGAACCAAGTGCGACTCTTTTCCAACTACTAGGATTTGTTGTTGATGCAGGCAGAAAGTTTGCTGCTATTGCTGATAACAAAATGGGCGAAGGCTCACAAGCAAATCCAGTGGGCACAACAATGGCAATCATGGAACGCGGCACGAAAGTGATGAACGCTATACATAAACGATTACATTACGCACAAAAAGTTGAATTTAAATTACTATCACGAGTCTTTGCTGAAAGTTTACCTGCTGAGTATCCTTATGCTGTTAGAGGTGGAAATCGAGTTATTAAACAACAAGACTTTGATGAGCGCGTCGATATACTTCCCGTTTCTGATCCGAATATTTTTTCTATGTCTCAGCGGGTAACGCTGGCACAAACTCAAATGCAAATGGCAACCTCTAATCCGCAAATGCACAACATGCATGAAGCGTATAGACGTATGTATGAAGCACTGGGTGTAAGGGATATTGATAAGATACTAACACGTCCCCAACAACCACAACCGGAAGATCCCGGAATGGAGAATTCTAAATCATTACAGATGATGAAGCTACAAGCATTCCAAGGACAAAATCATCAAGCACATATTAGTGCACATCAAGCCTTTATGTCTTCAATGTTGGTAAAAAATAATCCTCCTACAATGGGAATATTACAATCACATATATCTGAACATTTGTCATTTATGGCGAGAGAAGAAATTATGGAAAAAAACAAACAAGAAATGGAAGAGCAAGCAGCACAATTTGGTGGACAGATACCACAAGAACTACAACAACAATTCCAAATGGAAATAGAAAATCAAGTTGCAGAAAAAATTGTAGAAATGACAGAGGCTTTAGTGGCAGAAGAACAAGAATATCTTGATTCACAAAACTCTGATCCATTAATTGACTTGAAACAACAAGAACTAAACATTCGTTCACAAGAAATACAACAAAATAAACAACTTGCTGAAGAAAAATTAGATTTAGATGTTGAGAAACTTAATTTTGAAGGTGAAAAACTGCAACAAAAAGATGACATGGACAAAGAAAAATTACAAAGCCAAGAAGATCAAGCAGATCTAAGAGCAGAAGTAACTTTAGCTGGACAAAGAGGGCGTGATGGGAGTAGATAAAAGAATAGCAAGACTACTTGCAAAGAAATATAAGAAAAAATTTGGTACTAGAGTTGGTGATCCAAGTAGTATAAGAAAACAATTAGCAAAAGGTACTAGTGTATCTCAATACATGGCAAAAGACGGAGGCTACATTGAAAAAAAAGGTAAAAAAGTTGTTAAAAAAAGAAAAATTACCAAAAAAAAGTAGTCCAAAAGCAATTTTAGATGAAGTATTTGCTTTTGCGGACCAACATCCGCAAGACCCAATGGCACTTAGTGCGTCATTAATGGTTGTAGCAAAAACAATTTATCTAAATATATTAGGACCAGAACAAACGCAAGATATGATTCATGCTTTTGCAGAAGGTTTAGAAAACCACGATTATGAACGGGCAACGTTACACTAATGGCTCTTTGTAGGCATTGTAAACACGAATGTCACCATGGTAATGGTGGTAAATGCCATTGTGGTTGCTTAAACTGTGAACATGATATAAAAGAAGCATTAAATAAACTTGATGAAGTTATGAGTCCAACAAAAGAAGTTGAGTTTGAAGCAGATTTTGACTTGACTGAACACTAGGAGGAAAAATGAATTTAATTAAAGATCTATGGGCACACCTAAAAGAATGGAGTGACTGGAAAATGAAAGACTGGATCAAGGCGGCTATTGTCGCAGTGGTCGTAATCATAATAATTGGAGCAATCTAATTTATGGTTTGGCAATTATTAGCTAAACCTCTTCTTGGCGTCGTTGCAGACGGCGTCAAGGGTTTTATTAATACAAAAAAAGCAAAAGCAGAATTAAAACTTACAGAAGTTAAAGCAGCAACTAAATTAAAAGAAGATCAGATCGCTGGTAAAGTAGCATGGGAAGCATCAGCCGTAGACCAAATGAAAGGGTCGTGGAAAGATGAAGCAATTTTAATTTGCCTACTGGCGCCCGCGACATTAGTTTTTTTCCCCGGAATGACGGAACATATTCACAAAGGCTTTATTGCCTTGCAATCACTTCCGGATTATTATAAACACCTCTTATATATAGCCTGCTCAGCAAGCTTCGGCATTAAGGGCGCGAAAGGAGCTGTAGGTTTATTTAAGAAGAAATAACTTATGGACTCAATAGTATTAGCGGAAAAAATATTTCGTATAATTAGGACTAGACAAACTCAACTAACTGAGATAATAGTAAGCAATCAAGTAAAAGATTGGAACGATTATCAAAATCATTTAGGTCAACTTGGTACATTAAATTACATAGAACAGGAACTCTCGGACCTGCTAAAGAAACAGGAGCAAAATGACTGATTTAATATTACCGACGCATGTAGCTAAAGCTCGTGCGGTACAAAAGAAAAAAGAAAAAAGAGACAACACAATTCCAGAAAAAGGAAAACTACCAGAGCCAACAGGTTGGCGTATTTTAGTTTTGCCACATAGAGGCAAAGGTAAAACAAAAGGTGGTGTAATACTTTCTGATAAAACTGTTGAAGAATCTCAAATTGCAACCAATGTTGGTCTTGTGCTCAGAGTTGGCCCAGATGCGTATAGCGATAAAGATCGTTTTCCAAATGGTTCATGGTGCAAGGAAAAAGATTGGGTAATATTTGCTCGATACGCTGGTTCACGCCTTAATATAGAGGGTGGAGAACTACGCTTACTAAATGATGATGAAATTCTAGGTGTCATTGATGATCCCGAAAGTATCTTGTCGCCAGTAACACATTAACATGAAAAGGAAATCATGCCGGAAGTACAAGAAACATTAATAGAAGCAACCACACCAATGGTTGATATAGATACAACAGGAAACTCTGTTGATATTGAATTAGACGATTCTAAAGCCAATACAAAAGAGGTTGAAACAAAAGAACAACCTATTGTAGAAGTTAAAGAAGATAAAAAAGATGAACGCGAAGAATATAGTGATGGTGTCAAAAAACGTATTGATAGATTAACATATAAAATTCGTGAATCGGAACGAAGAGAAAAAGAAGCTCTTAGCTTTGCAGAACAAATTAAAAATGAACGAGATCAACTGCAAACTAAATTTAATAAATTAGATGATGGTTATGTAAATGAGTTTGCTGGTCGTGTTAAATCAGAACTTGAATCAGCAAAAATAGCTTTAAAACAAGCTATGGCAAAAGGTGATGTAGATGCACAAGTTAATGCAAATCAAGCATTAGCAAGATTAGCTATTCAAGAAGAACGAATAAAAGCTACAGAAGAGCAAAGAAAATTACAAGAAAACACTGGACAGGTAATACAACAACCTGTACAAAGTAATGTACAACAACCACAAGCTGCTCCACCGGACCCAAAAGCGGAAGCATGGGCGGGTAAAAATGAGTGGTTTGGTAAAGATGAAGCTATGACATATGCTTCGTTTGGTATTCACAAGAAACTTGTGGAGGAAGAAGGGTACAATCCTTCTACCACTGAATACTACGAAGAAATTGACAAAAGACTTCGGAATGAATTTCCCCATAAGTTCGCTGAAGGGGGACAAGTCCAAGGA